CCCCTGTGTTTTTTGCGAGACAAAAATATAAGTCCATGTAGAAGACGAAAACCAAAGCCCTTGTTAGGGGCCTTGGTCTTCGTCCTTTCTTTCGGTCGGGTCGGTTACCGCAACTTCATTACGAAGCCGAGAGCTCGACTAGTGATCACGCCTGCTCGTTCATAGTTGAGAATCAACACAATTCCGGCGAGATTGCCAGCCACGAGAATCAGGGTGTCTGGGCTGATCTTCCTTTGGCTTTCGCTTCTGGCTTTGCTCAGCTTTGATACCTGATCCGCGAGACGGACAATCTGCTCGTCATTGGCCGTACTCATACGATCAACGAGTTCCGCGATTGCTCGGTCAAGGTCTGTCTTCTCCTGTGCTTTACGGGTAAACATCGTCCTCCTTCCAAATATAGGGGTCTCATTATAGGACGTGTTTTAGACGCGACTTACTGCGTGGAGCTCCCCACCATTTTGAACGTGACCTCGGGCTGCGTCAACAGCTTCTGGGAGTCGAGGCTCGAGATGTGGAGGTTGGTACCGTCTTCACCCGGTTCGAGCCTCAGGGTGCCCGCGAGACGGTTCGGGTCGTTCAGATACGAGGTAGCACTGACGTGAAGGATCGCGCCGAGGAAAGTATCGACGGCCGCGAGCGTTCCGATGACCTCTTCGGTCTCGGGGAGATGCCAGATCTGGGCGATCGCGAAATATAGCGTCGCGAGGGCCGGGATGTAGATCTGAGCGATCTTCTTGGTGACGTCGTACGCCTTGGATGAGAGCTGCATGATGTCGATCTTCCTTCTTCTCGGTCGATTGATTTTCCAGACGTAATACGTCAGGCATGAGGTTGAAACAGCGATCGCCGTCAGGAGGATTGCATCCACCCAGAATATGAGCAGAATGTTTTTCGGCCTCCAAAACGACATGAATGTGGTTGTATCGAGGGTCACTGCATAGGTTACTCCGACGCCCATTAACACTCTTCCAATGGGTCTAGATCGCCAGGGATATAGCGAGTAGATCACTGGAAACGACGTAGTTGCTACTGCTGCAATGATCTCCACGACACGAATCCACATTTCGAGAACGTGAATATCGTGTGTCATTGTGTTGATCCTCTACGCCTCAGGATGATTTCTTCTACTTGTTCGGCGAAATGATTCCTCTCGCGAATTTCCCTCAGAGCCTTCGCCAATGTTCTTACCTCAGATGTTCGCTCTGTTACCTGAAGCACTTGCTGTTGAGCGTCCTCAAGTGCTTGCCGGGCCGCCTCTGCTTTGGCCTTATCTCGCCGTCGGGGAATCCACACGGGCCCCTCCAGGTCTGTGTCGGCCCTGTGCCGGCCCGTTGAGGGTCGACTCGAGGAGCTCGTAGGTTGTCTTGGTAAGTTCGAGAAGCTCTGCGGTTTGAGCATCAGAGATGGCCCGAGCCGTTCGTTCGGCTTCATAGGCTTTTCTCCATCTCTCCGCTTCTCTCTCTTTGTCCATCAGATACTTCCGAGGGACAAGTAACCCCAAGAGGAGAAGAAGAACTGCGATTCCGAGAAGGGTGGGGGCTGAATAATCAAAAAGTTGACCGTTGAACATTTACTCCTCCCCCGTTATGTTGTTTGTTTCCATTCCCCCAGGGATTTCACCCAAGGCCTGGCCAACTTCCAAACTCCCGAAACTTTTACGTACGGAATAGCTTCTTTCACAACACCGCCGACTGTGATTGTTGCTCCCGCGATCGTTCTTGTCACGGTCATTGCAGACCATGCGCTATAACCCGCAACGTTGTGCGTCCTTGCCCATACGTTGTAGGTCGTCGCAGGAGAGAGACCGGTGATTGAGTCAGAACCGTCAGAGGATATGATGGTTCCGGCGTTCGGATCCGTTCCAGTGCTGTATGACAGCTGCCTCGAGTCGACCGGGGCGCCATCGCCCGCGTCCGTAAACGTTGCAGTCAACGAGACCTGCGTTAGATCAGATATCACCGGTGCTGAAGGAGCGCTTGAGATTCGGGGGATTGTCGGTAGTGATGCCGACCCTGACCCAGGTGAGACGAACCCACTGAAGCCTGTCAACGTGACGGACAAGGATATGGATCCCGATCCGTCAGAGTTGTGTCCGATCCAGATGGATCCTGACGCGACCTGTAGTCGAGGACGGTGATCGTGCCCGGAATTGAAGGCATGAACATTATCACCGGAGTTGTGGTTGTAGTACACAGCGTTTCCGCTGATCCACGCTTCGCCGTTACGGAGACCTCTACAACTGTAGTGGACGAATTGCCAGCCGAACTGCCAGTTGATCAGCGAACGGTTACCAGCAACGTCCTGCGTCGCCACTTGCCAATCCAACCAAGAGTACTCGCCGAAATCAGAAATATGAGTACCCTGAAGCTCGCCCGAGCTAGGCATTTTGTCTCACCTCCTACGTTACGATTTTGAAGTAGATGTCTCCGTCGACACCGCCGGATGGATCGGCCGTACCCGAGGAAATGCCTGCTGCGGCCCGATAGGCAGCCTTCCCTACCGGGATAGACGCCTTGGTCTGAGCGGTGTAGTCCCTTGATCGGTTGATCTCACGAGCGCCCCAACGGACTCGTCCTTCTTCGCCGGTATCGGGGACAAGAGCAAACCCCGCTGCTACAGCGTCTTCGCCAATAGCCATTCAACACCTCCTAGGGAAGGTCGGCCCAGTGTTCGGTTGTCACTTCATCCCAGTGTTGGTTGAAGTCCCACGCCAGCCATGACCCAGGCGTGATAAACGTGTTTACAGACAAGGTTGGGTATGAACGATCACCTTGGGCGTCGCTCACAAATATCTGTTCGGTCACCTGCATGTTACTTGCTGCGCCATCGGCACTTCGAATCTCGACGAGGTCACCAAGGTTGTAATGCGTTCCATACTTGTAACTGGAAACCTGAGAGACTTCGCCGTCGAAACCTTGGAAACGACGATTCTTTGCTAGTTCGTCCTTACCCCTCTGAATCATCTGAGCAGTCGCCACGGAAGGCGTGGGGTCGTTGATGTCACTCGCCATGACGATAAGAACGTTGCGGTCGAATCCAGCTACGGTGGGGTCCACGTCATCGAGATAGACAATCTGATGACCGACAGCGGAGATTACGTAAGCGACGTTCTTGTAGAGGGCTGCGGACGTCAGAAGGGTCGTGTTCTGGAGGTTCTGAAGCTCCGGGGAGAATATGACCGCCGGCAGACTTGTCTGTCCTGACGTACGGTCGCTACCCATGTACACGTCCCAGTACAGAACGTTGGTGGCCGGCTGACGGACAATCCGGAATCCGATGCTGTAAATATCCGCCAGATCCTTGATGGCTTGATACAGAGACCGAGGTTCGAACGCGTACGTAACCGACTCGCTCGGTTCCCCGATTGTGTCGGACGGAAATATGACATTTGCTTCCACCAGGCCCGGAATAACATCTCCTGCGTTAACCGAGCCAAGAACACAAATATCGTGAAACATCGTTCGAATGATCTCTGTTGGTACATCGGTGAGTTCCCACTTGGTACTTGCCGTTATAGCCGTCAAAGTACTAACGGCCAGACGCTTTTCCAAGATTTCCTCGAAAGACCGCCCTTTTACTTTCAGGAGTGTTTTTCCTTCAGTATCGAGCGTATCCTCGATAGTCTCCACCGTCATCACGCGATAGGAATCGGTGATTGTCAGTCGAACGCCTGCCTGGAAACGGTTGCGATTCTCGAGGGTTGACTGAATATGAAGTTCAAAGTCTCCCCACGACGAGAACCTTTCAGTCCATAGGAGAGATTCGAATCGGTCGACAACTGCGACTCGACGGAGGAGACTATCGAGGATATACACCTCCATTACAGGCCTCCATGCCTTGTGGTGTAGTTGAGGGTGAACGGAATCGCCGCGCCAACAGCGTAGACACGCATAACGTTGACGCCCTGATCGAGCTGGATCCAGCTAGCCTGGGGTGATACCCCATAGAGAACTGAGCTGTCCGTCGATGCCCTTGTCAGGGTGGCGTATTTACTTCCGGGAACCGTGCTGATCTTTACTACATCTCCGGCTACCAGTGATGCTTGGAAGTCCAGAGAATGGGTGACGCCGTCCGGACCCGTGTTGTAGATTGTGAACTCGCTCAACGTTCTGTTCACATTGAGCGTGAATAGCAACCCTGTCTCAACAGTCCCGTCATACGTCACCGAGAAAGTGCTTGTGTCCGCTACTGTGTTATGCGACACCGTTGTCGGGGTCAATTCCAAGAAGTCGGGGTCGAAACACAGAATCGAAATATCCGCACGAGGTTGGTCGGTGAAGAGTGGAGCTGGGAAATCCTCCACTCTCCCCACGATTTTGACTACCAGACCGTCAGTCATGAAGAACCGAATATCCACTACCCGCTTGGGCATGAAATATTGATAGAGCGTTTTACGAAGACCCCGCACCGACTGAGTTGCGTAATCCATCGGCTCCAAACCGATTCTCAGTACGAGGTTTCGATTCTCCCTCCTCGCCGACTGGAACTGAGTTCCGTCAAGGTTGGCGAAGCTGGACGACACGAGTGTTGCTTTGACGGGGTCCAGTCCTGTGATGTCTTCAAGAATATAGCCGTCAGTGATGTCGTCCAGGAACAGCGTCAGGAGCGACCCCGCCACATTTCGGACTTCGATTTTGTCAATGCTCATGTGGGCAGAACTCCCTTCGCAGTTGAGAGTTGGTTCTTCGTCTGGCGGTAAATTGTCGCCTGGTCAAGTGCCTTCGGCGAGTTGTTGTTCTGGGTGAAGTTGTATGTGTCGCCAACAGCTTGAGCGTCTTCGGTCTGAGCCTGCTGGTTGTCATTGAAACTACTAGATGCCTGTTTCGCCGACGAATATGACGTGTTAACCGCAACTGGTTTGGTGTTCAGTAACGCATCCAGTTGCGCAGCCCCCTTAGTCACGTTCGACATGTCCAGCACCGGAGTGATGGTGGGGGTAAGATCGAAGTTCCCCAGAGATAGTTCAGACAGTTGAGCCAACGACTTCTGCATCGCTGACAAAGCCAACTGTCCCATGCTTTCGGCTGAATCGACGGCGACGTAAGCGTTCTTGTCCATACCCATCGACAAACCTTCAGCAGAGAACTTACCGATCTCCTCGAACTTCTTGGATGGCGAATGAATTCCCAGGAAGTCCTTTGCCGCGTTCCAGGCGTTCTTAACCAACTTGACCGCTTGGTCCGCAACTTCCTTAGCGGCGCTACTTAGGCCATTCACAAGACCCTTTACGATGGCGATCGCCATGTCGCCACCGGCTTTTCCTAGCGCCGCAGAGTTAGCGTTGATCGCAGCGGTCAAACCGTTGATAAATGCGATCAATGTCTTGAATGCCTGGTCAGCTACTCCAGGTATTCCATCAGCCAAACCCTTAAGGAAGTTCTTGATGATGTCCAGACCAACTACCACCACGTCATGAATATGATCTCGTATGGCCTTGAGCATTCCCACGAGAATATCCAAAGCGGCCTGTGCTAGAGCAGGAACCGCCATGACAAGGACGTTGAGTAACAACTGGATAAGAACTTCCAAGGCTTTCTCAAGATCTGGTGCTATTTTGACGATCCCTTGCAGGACCTGAATCAGAATTCCGATGATCAATTCAACGATCTTGGGTGTGCCCTGAATCAAGACGTCGATCACGCCAGAAGAGCAACGCCGACCTGCTTTACGATCATTGGAATCAATCCGACGATCGCAGTGATGGTAGCCACTAGCGCTGATACCGCAGCAGCACCACCAAGACTTAGCGCTGTGAGTCCGGCAGCGAACAAGAATATGCCGGCCCCTGCGAGAGCTAGGCCAAGACCGATCAATGTCAAAGCTGCACCCAGCAGAAGCATTGCGGGTAGAACGGGTTCCAGAACTGCCGCCGCGATACCCAGAACAGCAAGGGCGATCGCGAGGATTCCCAGACCATTGGCTACGTCTCCCCAAGACAACGCAGCCATGGCTTTGATTACTTCGACCAGAGGCTTCAGAGCGAAGACTACCAGGTTCAGTGCTATGGCTCCCGGTAGCGACCCTTCCATCAAATATAGAGCCCCTGCAATGATCGCAAGACCTCCGGCGAGGACAACAAGGCCCTTTCCGATTTCGGTCCAGCTCATCCCTCCCATCTGCTTGATGGCGTCCCCGATTTGTCCGAGGGCCAGCGCAACGATGAGAATCCCTGCGGCAGAAAGTGGTGCTGTGGGAGGAACGAGAAGCAACGCAAGAGCAATGATCGTCAGGGCACCTGCCATGGTGGTAAGACCCTTGCCGATCTGACCCCAATCGAAACCAGCCATCTTCTGAAGTGCGTCGGTGATGTAACTGAGTGACACTGCCAGAATAAGAACTCCGGCCGCAGCCAACGGAGCCGTGGGTGGAATGAGCGAAAGTGCGATACCAATCGCGGTCAGGGCGCCGGCAAGTACCGTCAAACCCTTACCGATTTCGTCCCACGACATTTTGGCGGCAACCGTTAGTGCATCTACGAGGATCTTGATCCCTAGCGCCAGAAGAACAATCCCGGCCCCGGAAAGAACTCCCGTAGCGTCTATCGAAGCGAGCTTGGTGTACAGAGCAAGTGAAGCAAGAAGAGCAGCCACCCCGCCCAGTCCCTTAGCGAGAGATCCCGCGTCAAGACCAGAGAGAACAACTACCGAATCCGCAAGGATCCTCAGTGCGGCAGCCATGAGAATAAGACCAGCACTCGAACCGACCATCGCCTTATCGTCAGGCATCAACCTGGCTGCGGCGACTACCGATCCCAAAAGGATCATTACGGATATGAGTCCCTTGTGTAGACTTTCTGCGTCGATGGCTGCAAGAGCTTTGACACCGACAACAAGAAGGTCCAACGCAGCAGCAAGCAGAATCATTGAAGCAGCGGCAGAATATACCTTGACGATTCCACCGCCCGGCAAACTGGAAATAGCGAACAAAGCCCCGATGAGCTCTGTCATCATGACGCCAATTCCAGCCAGCGCCTTGGCTACCGCCCCCGGATCGATCTTGGCGAGAACGTTCATCGACACAGTCAAGATACCGATTGCGATAGCGATTTCCAACAACGTCGCCGCCTGCAGTGTTTTCTGCATCGCGCTGAGGGTGCTGGTCAGCTCGCTGATCGCTCCGGAGATTCCACTTCTACCAACTGACTTACGAATGAGTTCGACGATGGTCAGGAAGCCTGCCGTGTTCAAAGCCTTAGTAAGGTCTTCGAAATGCAGCCCACCGACACCGTCGCTTAGTTCCTTGAACTTATCAGCCATCTTGCTGGCCAACGGCAGGAATATCGCCGAAACTGTTTTAAATATGTCGACGATGTGGGTCCAGACGTAAGTCGTCTTGTCAGCCAGACTATTCAGAGAAATCATGTGGCTAACAAAGTCGCCTACGCCCTTGCCGGCGCCAGAGAAATTGGTCCCATCAAACAGACCGCTGACTGATTTGGAGACGTTCACCATTACTTCGCCGACGGCGTGCAGAACAGTGAACAGACGACCGAAGAACAGCTCTAGCCCCTGGCCGTCTTTCAGTGCTTGACGAAGCGCTACCAGAAAATCACCAATGTTTGCCGTGATCTTCAGGATACTTCCGTTTCCGCCATAGAATGACGTAAACAAATCGAAGAAGAGTTTGGTTACCTGCTTGATGATGTCATACCCGATACCCAGAAGCGCAAACACCCCGGCAAAAGTCCTCCGGAGGTTTGTCATCGTGTCTTCGCCGAGACGAATGAACTCGAAGAAGTTCCGAATAGCGACGGTCATGTTGTAAAGATCTTGACCAGTCTTTTTCGGAAATATGTCTCGGAACGCCAACTGGATTGGGTGGATGACCTCGAGTAGATCGTGGAACGCGTAGGATATAGCCTGGATGAGAACCGTTCTCCCACCAAGCTCTTTCCAGTCGCTTAGAACCTGGTTCCTCGCGTCCGCAGACGTCTGGATGAAAGCGCCCAGGGTATCATTCACCTGGGTGAAGAAGGTTCGTGCCTCCTCGAAGTCACCAAATATCAATTGCCATGTCTTTGTCCATCCAGAACCAGCAGATTCCTGGAGGGTGGACAGAAGCTGTGAGATCGTCTTGACTTTTGTGGCAGCGCTTTGGGCGTCCTGACCCATTGCGAAGATTGCATCCGCTTGGGCCGCTGTATAGCCCATGGATATGATTTGCTGCTTGGACAGGTCTCCGGTGAACTGCTGAAGAGTCTCAGTCAGAATTTGGGAAGAGAGCCAGCCGTTTTCCAACGTGGCTCGGAAGCTTCCCGCGTCCTTAACCATTGAGTCGATGGCGACGTGGTGTGCACGTGCCGTTGCCATCAGAGCGTCCTGGAAGACCTTACCGCCCATACCCGCGTTAACGACCGAGTTCCAGTCGATCAACTTCACGGTACCAGTTGCGAGAGCCTGGGAGAGCTGGTACATGGCCATTGACGCCTGATCGGCGTTTGAGCCAGAAACTGCAGCCAGGTTGGCGATACCCTTGATGGCTCCGACAGCAACGTCGAGCTTGACACCGGCTGCCGTGAAGGTACCGATGTTGCGAGCCATCTGGGAGAAGTTGTAGATCGTCTGGTCAGAATATGTGTTCAACTGATCCAACGCTGCGTTGACGTCGTTGAGACCAGTATGTTGCCACCGCGTGTTCGACAAGATCGTCTGGATCGCGTTGATGTTGGTCTGATACTCTTCCAGACCCGACTTCACAGGATCAATTGTCAAAGACTTCGCGATGGCGAGACCGGAGTTGAAAGCTTTCGTAACGATGTTGGCCATAGCGGTGATCGCAACGAGTGACATGTCTCGGAAGTGGTTACCGATGTCGTCAACCGATTGAGCGATATGCCCGAGCTGCATGTTCTGGGCGGCGCTGCTTACATCATTCAAGCCCTTGGTTGCACCATCGAGCTTCAGGCTCTTGTTAAGAGCGTCCAGTGTAGCGAGGGTTTGCTTTACTCCTTGCTCAAACTGTGCGTTGTCGAATTTCATCACAACAACGCGCTCGTCGATAGTGCTCATGCAGAGGTCACCGCCTTCCATACCTCGTTTGCTATTTCATCAAATATCGGCCTCATGGCCGGGTTGATGAAGTCGTGTCCTTGGACGTATCCGCCGGTCCCTGTTCCGTGACCGTATTGCAAACCGATCACTACTTTGTACCCGCCCTCAACGTCTAGATTGTACCAGTCGATGAAATATGATGCGCCTCTTTGCCCACACTGATAGTACCAAGAGGCTGCGGCACGACCACTTTCTTTCGGAGTCGCAACGCTCAGAGCAGATACTCCAATGTGTCCGTACTTGTTGAGGATTCCAAGAATGTTCAAGTGGGACAATTTCCTGAGATACTGCTCCGTGTTGTTGAAGGAGCCGCTAGATGTGACGTACAGACCCACGACTCCTCCTTTTTATATGGCTACGGCGTTGGCCGCGGCTCCTGGGTGGTCACTTACCTTACCCATGTCGATTATGCTTACTGTGGCGCTATCAAGGTTTGACGTTCCAGCAATTCCCGAAATATAGCGTTGGATTGTCATCCCAACGCCGGTCGTCAAGTCGGTTCCAGCAATTCGCTTGATGTAGAACCATTGGCTATAGTTCAGACCAAGGTGACCGTTGAAACCGTTGTAGTGAACCCACCCTCCGATAGGTGTTCCGCCCGAAGTGTAAAGGCGAGGGATGGTGATTGAATAAGATGAGTTAATGTTGTCGGAGAGTTGGTAGCTGATGAGAACGAGTGCGAGATATCCGTTCTTGAGAGTCATGGAGTTTGTTCCCGTACTCCACGTCGTCGACAAGATAGATTCGCCGCTGGCGGCCGTCGATCCTGATGTAGCAGACCGGGCTATACCAGACACGGCAAGAATCGGTCCGTTCCCAATACTCAGACCTCGTACGGCCACATCGCTCGAAAACGTTCCCTTAGCGCCAGCTACGTCACCAGAGAACGTGCCTTTCACACCCGCGACATCGCCAGTGAATGTTCCTTTTACTCCCGAAACGTCGCTCGAGAATATCCCTTTGGCCGCCGTTACGTCGCCAGGGACAGTCAAGAAGTTCCGATTGACCCATTGGGTCCCGTTCCACTGCAACGTGTCGTTAGTCGCGGCGGAAGTGATAGTGACGTCGGCCAACCCGTTCAGGATCAGAGCGTCGATGATGGCTTTCGCTGTTGCAGGAGTGATTGCTCGAATCGCATCGGTTCCAGCCACAGCTTCGGTGTTGGTGGCCAGTTCGACGATTCCACTCAACGATGTTGTCGCTGCAGGAACCGCTACCAAAGCGGATCCGGCGTCGATTGTCGTCCCGTCGTGTTGCTCGAGGATGAGGTGACCTGATCCATCAACGTGACCGCCGATGACCGTATCGTCGACAATTCCTTGCATGTACGGAGCAGTAAGGCCGGTTACGGTAGCCACAGGGCCTCCTTCCTAAAGCGAGTGGATGGAATATGAGTTCGCGTCGATGAATACTGCTGACGGCCAATCGATCTGAAACGTGATCGAATCGAGCATGATGATTGCCGAAGAAGGACCAATAGCCGTCCAGGTTCCGTCTCCATTGTCGATGATCTGAAGGATCGAGTTCTCTTCAAATATCGACAGGATTTCTGCTGGTAACGGAATCCTCGGGTCTGTTGTTGCTGACCCGTAAAGAACGTCTTCTAGATCTGATAGTGCTGAAGAATATGCGACGTCAGCGCTTATCACCAAATGCGCAGTGCTGTTAGTACTCGACCAACCACCCTGAACTGCGACAGGAAGCGTTGTGAAATCCCATGAATATAGAGTGTTCGCGTCCTGTTGATAAGCCCGTGTTGAAGGTGCAAATATGACGTTGTACACTATGTGAAGTTTGTAGGTCTCTTTCGTCAAGACACGATAACTGAGACCGAAAGGCTTGGTCCTCCTCGGTATGAGGATATGGTCGAGGAACGACGGGGGGTAACTAAAACTGGAAAGATTACCGGAAAACTCCCCCCGGGTATTTTTTCGATTTGATTTCGTCCCATCAATCCAAAAAATGTCATTTTGGCTAGAAGGCGTTTCCTTGACTGAGATGAGACCACTCCAGGCTTCCCCGGGACCAGACGGGGGGTAGAATACCCCTCGGTCCACACCGATCTCGTAGTCGCCTTCTTGGTCCCAAGTCAATCTGGAAATATCACACCTCCTAAGCGAATAGCGCAGCCACCTCGTTCGGGGTGGGTAGCGAGGGAGAAGTAGAAACTGTTCCGTAGAGCAGGTCCTCCAACGTCGAAAGATCCGACGGGCTTGCGTACCGAGAATCAACGATGAGGTGCGCCGTAGGCTTGTAGTTCGTCAACGGCGGCGCCTGTGTGGAAATATCCCAGCTGTAGTTGTTGGTATCAGCGGAGTCACGAAGCGTGTTGTTACTCCGCGTCGAGGGAGCAGCCAGAGCGTTGTAGACCAGGTGTAGACGATACGCCAGATCGTTTCGCAACGTGTCGCCAATGAGAGTTCGATAGCAGAGACCGAACGTCTTTCTGGGCTGAGCCGTCGCGATCAGACCGTTCTGAATGGCTACGTTCCCATCACACGGGCCGAATTCTGCCGGGGCCGAGATGGCGACGATGGTTGCTTTGAACTCTTCCAGCGTCGAGAATTGAACGTATTTCATCCCATCGATGTAGGCCGCCTGAGCATCTCCGCCAGTAGGAGCTTCACTAATCGAAACCAGGCCTGCCCAGGCAACGCCAGGCTGGCTCGGCGCGTAAAGAACTCCTCTATCAAGGCCGGCCTCGTAGTAGTGAGTTCCCTTCCATGTTAGCCGTGACACTTGCCCTCCTCTCAGCCTCTAGTCCCGAGAGCAGCTTGCCTTTGCGCGTTCAAAGCGCCTCGATCGCGAGCGGCTTGTGCTGCTTCTTTTCGCCCCATCTTCTTCTGCGGTTGGTTCTTGATGTTGCACACTCGGATCAGCATCAGCAACTTGTTCAGGTGCCAATACTGTGCTTCCCAGTTGATGTTGAGGGCCGTCATCCAGTAGTAAACCAGTTCGGCCGTAATGATCTCCTGGTTAGGACCTCTCTTTTGCTGTTCGTTGACCGTGGTCGCCGTCATCTTTCTCTGGATGTAGTTGTTGATTTCCGTTACATCTTCATCCGTCAAATGTTCGAAAACTTCTGATGGAACGTCCGGAGTCAAAACCATCATCTGGATGTAAGACAAAGTTTCCCGAGAAGTCTTTTCTTTCCCGTCAAGGAACGGTTTCTCAAAAAGTGACTCCCAT